GTGCGAAATAAGCTTGTCTCATTGCAATAGAAGGGATAGACATTTCATCTATATCAGTTCCCATAGCCCCAGGCAATAATTCAACTCCATTATCAGAAAAGAAACCAAAAGAGAGGGAATTATCAACAGCATTGACATTGTTGATATAAGGAGTCCTTTGTTGGAGCATCCTATTGGTTGGTGCAGACTGCCTAGGATTAGAAAACCCTAAAGCGGCAGCTGCATCACTAAGAACACCAGCCACCCAACTAACTGGCAAAGCAACAGATGAAATCAATGGTATTCTTCCCATGATTGTGGCGGCTTTACTAATCCGCCCAAAAATAACGGAAGGTTGAGGAACTCCACTAGCTGCAAGTTCATTATCTGTCACAGCTTGTGCTTCAAAAATATCTTCACTTTGAGCTACAAAAGTTGTAGGATAAAGTAGTTCAGCATCCTCAAAATGCATCCAGTAAGTAACTGGAACAGAGGTGTCTCCCGTAGGTGATACTAAAGGACTATAAACGTAAAGCCTAAATTGACCAAGCTGGGGGTTTGACCCATCCAACTTGTAGGCTTCATATGGGTAGATAAACGGTACTTTCAGAATTGCTTCAGTCTGAGAAGCCGCATCAACTTCTACCCGGGGTAACTGCGTTTCAAATACCAAATTTGAAGTAGCAGTATTATATCGATCCTGCCCAATGAACGCAGGATCTGGAATAAACACAAGTAATAATCTACCTTGCATAAAACGCTGACAGTTTAAGGTGATTCGAAAGACAAAAGTCCCTCGGAAACCCAAAAAACCACTCATTTTATCAGTCATCATCGAATTACCAATTAAACCAGAGGGATTATTTACTGTCAATAACAGGGTGTTGCTAGCTTGTGCAACACTCCAGGGAACATTACCTAGCACTGGTCGCGCGAGAAAATCAAGTAATTCGTGAGTTCTAGTCTCACGTATAGAGTTCTGTAGTAACCGGTTATATTCTAGCGGCTGTATGATAGATTCAGTAACAACCGTTTCGTCATTGTGGAAAGTCGCAGTCTCCTGTACTTCCACTGATACACTAGTATCATTAGCGTTATTATTTGTTGTATTTTCAGTAAGTGGAAATAACTTCACACAGGGCCCACTCAGACCACTGCATTGACAATTGGGTCTCCTGGATATAGTTGGGGCTGCCAACAGGCGATCCTGGAAGTAAGACTAAATAGCCCCGCCTTATGTCGTCTAACGCGACGTACCACCCTTCGCCCGTCAGGGCACCCAATAAATTACCGGGTGGTACGAAGATCGAATAGACTACCAGATCTCCTTACTACTAAGAGCAACCATACGGTTGCTCTCGTAGGAGGAGAACTGAGGGGAAAAGCCAATTTTCTTCTTGGCTGCATCAATTATTTTAGAAGCCCACTGATCGTAGACTACTTTATCATGAAGACCCAACTCCATCAACGCCACATCAACATTATCTTTAACAATAATCATGGACTCTTTCGTATCCTTAGTCCAATATGGCATTTCCAAAATCGTCTCTAAACTAAGTGGTGCCAACCACTTGCCTAACTCTTTATCGTATCTAAAGGAACGTTTTAAAAAACTAACTTCCTCAAGATCCCTACAAAGTGGAGCTTTATTTCCAACTAATTTGCCTTCATCGGTATAAATATACCCTATCTTAAGCATAACCTCAGTTATAGTGTGCTGGTTAAAGAAATGGATGGCGTCATCTGAGATAGAATAAACACCATCATCCCCATAAACACGAGCACATACTTTTTCACGAAAAAACTGAATGCCATGCAAACCTAGCCTACTCGTAATTACAAACACGTACATCATAAGCATGACATGTAAAATAGTATTAATTATGGTTGTTGCTGGGTGACCAGAGGATAAAGAGCTAATCCATTGTATAATCTCTCCCCCAAAAATATGGAAAGAGAAAACAACTTCATACCAGAGAATCTCTCTAATATTTTTATTTACATCACTATCATCATACCATCTATTTATCAGGTCAAGGATAGCCCACAAAAATTCAATTTGTTGTTTCTTATCAAATTGAGAAAAATCTCCAGCAACAACACTCTTAAACCGACTGAGATCTTTAGCTAAAGTATGCCATTCTTCAGAACGTGGATTTATTCCAACACAGCTACCAGTCGAGCCACGATGTCGCATAAGGAAAATGCAAAAGTCAAGGAAATACATCCTAAAAACTATAGTGTAATCCAAAGCACACCCAGAAATCATACGGGTCTTCATGGCAAGAGCCTTCTCGATAGGTCTTCTCTCATCCTTTGGAAAGTCCGTGAATAAATGAAGCAGGCGAACATTATCTTTCGCCTTATCAATAATATGTACCACTCTATCACGAAGTTCAGATACTTGGGGATTATTCAACTCATAATCTCCTTCTGAACCAAACCACCACGTTTTCCCAGGAGAATTTTGTGGTTTCTGTAGAATGTATGGATATCCTGGGGAAGTATCCCTAGGTATACCATCACAATAATCCAAACCCACAATGCCAACAATAGCTTCATCAAAAGTAAAGACACATCGGTCTCGTCTAAAATGCGAGTTCTCATTGATATTAAACAAATAAGAAGCATAATCTTCACTAATTGCCCTGAGAAGATCAACATCGACACGAGTTTTATTTGAACAATAACCTGACAAACCAACATGACGTGGATCGATACCACCTGGATCTAAAGGCCTCAAAAACGCTGGACGCGTCTTACTTGGACCCCAAGTACCATATAGTGGACTCCTAATTATTTTTGAAATACCACCACACGGGGCAACCTTATCAGTGGTCGCAACGGGTATTTGAAAAGGATTATCATAAGATATAGAGGATGACTGAGCTTCCATCATTACCTCATCTGGTTCATTTATTATTGGTTTATCAGCAAAAAGACTAGCAATTTCATCCGCAAATTCTCGCGTAATGATTGTACCAGCACCTTCACTATTATTAAACCCAGCTAGATGGACTCCTACAATCTTTGCAGGGGTAACCGCCGAATTATTTAATAAAATGAATGAACCACAATCACCTGGCATTGTTGAAAAATGGTATTTGACAACATCTTTAACAGTATAATAAACGGCATTTCTTTCACCGTTTACTGTTTTTGAAACAGGTATCTCACGATCAAAGACATATGCTGGACCACACTCTATGCGCCAACTATGATCGTTCTCCAAAATACACAAATTTACCAATTTATCAAAAGGTTTAGACCACGTAGCTTTACTAATAAACTTACGCCTAATATCGGAATGAGGTTTAATGGAACGATCAAAACGCACAGCATAAAGATCTTTAGCTTCCATCTCCTTAGTATATGTACCACTAAGAAACTCTTTAATTGAAACAGTAAAGACATGTTTGTTCAGTCCATTAACAAATCGAACATTCTTATCCTCAGATAATTTGCCTGCTTTTAGCCATAACTTAACCACCTTATAGTAGTGTAATGGCATAACAGCAATTGTACCACATAAAAAGAAAATAGAACCAATACTTTTATCATTTGGTCCAAGATCATGGATACGATAGACATTCCGTTGGAGCAAACTCCTCGCAAGAAGCAAAGAATTTTCATCTGCTCCTCCTTGAGCTATCCAAAACTTACGTTCTGGATAAAATTTAAAGAGA